CTCTGAAATATCAAGACTATTCGGCGATCAGTCAAAACGTCGAGGCAGCGGCTAATACCATGAAACCGGAAGACGGTACTGATTTTGCCAACATAGAGAAATTATCTCCAGAGTTGATAGCCTACGGTGCCAGCAAAGGCAAGGACATGCGTCGTTTGGATCGTCATCGTGGGGTCTATGGTATCGATGCAATGCCACCGAACGGTTTACCGTTTACGGAAGGTGATGCGTTTCCTCCAATGCCTAAAAATGCGGACTATCACCGTATGATATATCCCGGAAAAAACATCCCAGCACGGTTGTATCGCTTTTCTACAATGAAAAAGGGTTGGATATTACTTGAATCAGATCAAAGATTTAAGATGCGTGATTCGAAAACTCGACTGGAAGAATATAAATCTCCAAACGCTGATGATATATCAATATCCATCACTAAGGTTGACAAAACGCTCGAAGACGAACTATAATCTCCGCTCGCCACGGAGTTGTAAATGAATTCGAATGAACAGAAGTTAATCATCGAGAATCTCCTCTCGTTCCCTGATACCTACGCAAGATGCTCGCCAATTATATCAGGTGATTACTTCGATCCGGAATATCGTAATGCCGTCGCGTTCGTCTCCGACTATTACAAAACCTACACCGCACTTCCGACCTTCGACATTTTGAATGCCAAATTCGATCTTGGCTTGAAATCAAGAACGGAAACTATGACGAAGGCGCTTGTAGAGTATACCTGCTCGACCGTCGAGAAGTTTTGTAAAGAGCGTGCCATGTTTCAGGCCGTTCACGATTCGCTTGATCTGATCGAAGAGGGCAACCTCGGCGGTATGATGGAATGCATCAAGAAAGCATTCAATATATCACTTCAGCGTGATATCGGTATAGACATGTACGATGATCCAGAGACAAGGCTCAATAGCCTTCTCAACACAGAGGTCAACTACTCGACATGTATTGATGGTCTCGATAAACACCTTAACGGTGGATTGGCTAGAAAGCAATTAACGCTCTTCTCTGCCAACTCCGGTGTCGGTAAATCCATCATGTTGGCCAATCTCGGTGTCAATTATTCAGCACTTCACAAGATGAACGTGCTGTTGATATCGCTTGAGTTGCCAGATTCCATGATATTCCTGCGAAACTCCTACATCATGTCCGGGGTTGACGCGAAAGAATGGAAATCGAAGATTCCCGGAATCGCTAGCTCCATCCTCAATATCAAGGATGCTGGAGCAGGATCATTCATTGTCAAGGAACTCCCGGCAGGCTCGACTGCCAACGACATGCGTTCCTTGATCAAACAGTACCAATTGGAACGTGGGTACAACCCTGACGTTGTGATCGTTGACTATCTTGACAAGATGCGTCCGAATGGCGGCGTGAAAAATCTCCAAGGTTATGAGCAGGATCAGTTGAAGGCTCAGGAATTGTATGAACTGATCAAAGAAATCAACGCAATCGGTATCACAGCTTCACAGCAGAATCGTGACGCCCTCACCAACAATGCTCCAACACAAGGTGTTGTGGCCGGTGGTCTTGCCAAGGTAAACGAAGTGGATAACTACATTTCCTTGTATTCCGATCCCGCCATGAAAATCCGTGGAGAATTGATAGCTCACTTCCTCAAGACACGCTCGGCGGATGGTGTCGGCAAGAGTTCCATGCTTCAATTTGATACAACGTGTTTGCGTATCACTGATCCAGACGGCGACGCCAAGACAGTGTCTGCAATGTTGAAGAAGAAGCGTAAGAAAATGGACGCTTCAAAAGACGCAGTCTTGATCGATACGGATATAAATCTTCCGGGTGTTGATCCACAATCTATCACTGAAATTCCGGATAAGGTAGACAAATTCCTCCAAACAGTGGAGAATGATTCCAAGGTAAAGACGAAAGTTGGAAAATACACCGGACGCGTCATAAAGGATGTTACGGGTATCACTGATGACGTTCCTGATGTTGTAAAACCGCAGCCAAAAATCGTGGTGCCGGATGCACCTTCATTGCCGCCACCGCAACATAAGAAAAACGAAAAAGAAATAGCTAGCGAACTTGACGAACTTGATCACGAGTTGCTGATTAACTACTTCACATCAATCTGATAAAGGATATTCATGGAACGCAACAAAGAAGAACTGGACAGCTTTCTACTCCAATACATCATGTACGGTGGTACGTTCATGAAACAAGTCGCTTCTCCTGAAATATGGGCGGAGCAGACTGGTTGTGATATGTCCGATCATGAAGAATATGTACAGTGCTGTATGGGTCGGCTCTTCGACTTCAAAACGTGGTTCGAACATTCATTCAATGAGCAGTTCCCGTCTACATGGTCTGAAGCAAGTGATTTCAAATTTGGTTCAATAGGCCAGTTCCCGGTATAAATACACAAAACCGGGGCATTCTCATGAGCAACAAAACCAAACAACTTGTCACTAAACAGATAGAACATCCACTAGAGAACTATTTTGAGATAGACCCCGGAAGCACTCTAGTGGAACGTGTAGAGCAGGTAACAACAGATTTAGTCGTTAGCCCGCTCTATGACAACAAAGACGCAGAAATAGATTCCGACATCCAAGAAGTGTATGACAAGGCAATGTCGGGGCACGAGCGTATCCAAGATGAAATGGACAGCGTAGAAGCGCGTTACATCCCTCGTATGGCTGAAGTTTCAGTACAACACCTGAACATGGCTTTGAATGCGTTAAACGTGAAGGCCAGAATCAAGGAATACAAGGACAAATTGACGGCGAAGAAGACTGCACCACCACAAACTGTCAATCAGAATTTGCATATCACTCGCAATGACTTGATGGAAATGCTTCGAAATAAAGACGAAAAGAAAGAATGAAGGCCCTTGGAGATAGCATGATTACCGATAAGAAAGAAGACAACAAGATAAGCGCACCGGAATTCATCAGTAGATACAAAGCAGCAATCAAAGCGAAACTCACCCGTGAACAATTTGCCAAGATACTTGGTATTTTGCCGGATTCTCTGTTGCGTCGCAGATTGGCTATCTACAAGGAAACTGGCCTCAATTTAGCCATTCTCGAATCAAAGGGTAATGGATTTCTTGAGCAAGACAAGCTTGAAGCCTATTACAACTTTTTGAGTACCATCGAAAAGAACGACGGGATTGGGAAGGTTACACGAAATATCTCCGGGTTCCAGCGTTACGTTGTGACTTCGGCCCAAAATGCCACTCCGATTTCACCAGAATTCTTTGCATCGCTGATGACGTATTGCAACGTACACGATGCTCAATTGCTTGTCATCCCTTATCGGTACAAGAACCCAACGTCCATCTGGATAGCGCAAGATCAAGATGGCGATTGGTGGGCACCCCCATTGCACCCATATATCATCGAAGACAATGTCCGACTGACGGACAAACTCGTTATCCTTGGTGGTATCAAGATTCAGCCAACAGCAAGTGAACCGCTTTCTGGCTTTGAAGGACATACCGGTATGGATTCATCCATTGTCGGCCATCCTAAGATTCAACTGAAATCGGTACCAACTATCAACAACGCATATCCGAAGATCATCACGACAACCGGCGCGGTTACGATCCAAAATTACACGGATTCAAAGGCCGGTTGGAAAGGAGCTTTCCATCACAGTCTTGCGGCATTGGTCATCGAAATCGAAGATAACGGCAATTTCCACATACGCCATATCCACGCTGACGCTTCCACAGGCGAGTTTTACGATCTGGACGGCCTGTACACCCCAACAGGAGTAACCTACGGTCACAGAGCCGCAGCGTTGGTCGCAGGCGACATCCATGCAGAGTTCATCGACCCAGCAGTTGAAGCGGCGACATACACTAGTGTCGATTCCTTGGCAAACGTCGTCAATCCGGAAAACTATCTCTTCCATGACCTGACCGATTACTACGCCCGTAACCACCATCATCGTGGCAACGATATTATCGGCGCAGGCAAGCATCGTTTTGGACGTAATAACGTTGAGAAGGGCTTGCAACAAGCTGCCGACTTCATTGACCGTGTTACGCGACCGGGCACAAAGAATATAGTTGTCAAGTCGAACCACGACGAAGCCTTTGACCGTTGGTTACGTGAGGCTGACATTCGTGGAGACTATGAGAACGCTCAGTTCTACTATTACATGAAGTATCACCAAATGAAAAATATTCGGATGAACCGGACTGGGTTCGATTCGATAGACCCGTTCGAATTCTGGTGCCACAACCCAGATACCGCGAGGGGGCTGAAATCTATCGGGGAAACGACCTTCCTGAAACGTGATGACAGTTTCCGATTGAACGGAATTGAATTGGCATTCCATGGTGACGTAGGCCCCAACGGGGCACGCGGTTCAATCAAAAATCTTGCCAAACTGTCAACCAAGTTAGTCATTGGCCACTCACATTCTCCGGGCATCTATGAGGGATGTGTACAGGTTGGTGTGTCATCCTATCTCAATCTGGAATACAAGCGCGGGCCAAGTTCGTGGATTTGTTCGCACGCTATCGTCTATCCAGACGGTAAACGCACCTTGATTCATATCATAGATGGAAAGTGGCGCAGGTAACACCTTGATTTTGACCATATAAATACTTTTTCAAAGGTACTTATATGGCACGTAGAAATCCGCGATTGAAAAAATCTGGAACCACCGACGAATATACGCCGGAACAGGTAACAGAATTCGTCAAGTGTATGCATGATCCCATATACTTTGCGCGTACTTATGTAAAAATCAAACACCCAATCCGTGGCCGCATCCAATTCGACCTGTATGGTTATCAGGAAGAAGTGATGCGGATGTACGTCGAGAATCGATACAACATTCTCTTGTCGGCCCGTCAGACAGGTAAAACCGAAACGACTTGCGCTTTTTTGCTGTGGTACGCTATTTTTCACGATGACAAGACCATCCTCGTTGTATCCAACAAATCCACGAATGCCAAGGAAATCATCGGTAAGATTCAGTACGCTTACGAAGAGTTGCCGGATTGGTTGAAGCCGGGTGTCAATGACAATAGCTGGAACAAGCACGAATGTGCATTCGATAACAAATCGCGTATTCTCGCAACCACTACTGCCTCGGACTCGGGCCGTGGTCTCGCAATTTCCTTGCTATTTTGTGACGAGTTCGCGTTCGTTCGTCCACATATTCAGGAAGAGTTCTGGGACTCCGTAAGCCCAACGCTAGCAACCGGTGGATCATGTATCATCGCATCCACCCCAAATGGTGATAGTAACAAATTTGCTGTGTTGTATCGTGGCGCAGAACTCGGTAACAACGATTTCAAACACAAGCATATTCCATGGGATGCACCACCGGGACGCGATGCCAAGTTCAAAGAAACTCAAATTGGTTTGCTTGGTGAACGTAAATGGAAGCAGGAGTATGAATGTGACTTCTTGAGTGCCGATGGTAACCTATTTGACGCGGTTGTATTGGCACAGCTTGAACGAGGCATCAAGGATCGCACGGTTCCAGTCTTCAACATCGGTGAACAAATCTTCTGGGCACCAATTGAAAAGGGTGCCACATATCTGGTATCGGTTGACCCGTCTGTCGGCCTCGGTGAAGACTATTCAGTAATTCAGGTCTTCAGCTTCCCCAAGCTGGAACAGGTGATGGAATTCAGAGGTAACCTAACCAGTACGCCATTGCTGTATGCTCGTTTGAAGAACCTGCTCAAGTACATTTCTTCATACGGTTGTAGCGTATACTTCTCTGTGGAAAACAATGGTATCGGAAACGGTGTCATTGCGTTGTATGAAGTGGATGAAAATCAACCAAATGCGTTGCTGGTTTCGGAACCTATCAAAGCTGGTGTCGGTATGACGCCGGGTGTCAAGGGGAACAAGCTGGGTATGACCACTACTGGTCGTAACAAGCTGGCCACCTGTATCAAGATGAAGGAAATGGTGGAACGAGGGGCATTTACGTTCCATTCGTTGACGCTTATAAAGGAAATGCAGAATTATGTGCGTAAAGATGGTAGCTATGCTGCCAACTTGGGCGCGACTGACGACTGTATTTCAGCGTTGTTGATCATCATTCGTATCATAGAACAAATGGTCGAGTTCGACATGTCGGCCTACAGTATGATGTATTCCTTTGAGAACAAGACAGACTGGCTGTCCTCAGAGGATGGAAAGATCGGATACGATCCAGACGACCATTTCATCTATATCAAGCCCATTGCACTATAAATAGTGAAAAGGACTTCTATGCGTACTCTGACCGTTAAACTTGACGACCTCCTTGGGGTGGATGAGGAGTTGAAGGAAACTTCGACTATGAATCAATTGGCCTCTTCGACTAAGGTGTTCTTCGATCAGGGTCGCCAGCAACGTTCTGTTCGTGTACAAATTCCGGATGTTGAATTAATTCCATCTGTCGCCGATAAAATTTTGCTTGCAAAAGCTACAACAAGAGGCCAGAATGAAACATACGAATCGTACATACAAATCAGTGATGTGCGTTACGTGGAAGAAGGAACAGCTTACGCTATCAGTTTCGTCGCTCCAGATGATGCTACATATTGGATCATCCCGGCCCGCAATGCCAATGAAGATGTAAAGGTATCATGTAATTGCCTAGACTTCTATTGGAGATTCGCTACATGGAACTACGAGAATGGCAGCCTGTTAGGCAAGCCACCTCCGACCTATGTAAAGAAAACAGAACGTGCGCCGGTCAATCCTGACCGCGTTCCCGGTGTATGTAAACATTTGTTGGCACTTGCGAATAGACTGAAGACAGAGAAAATACTGAAATAAAACCTCTTGACGGATAGGTTTTGTGTGCTAGAATATCGGTACACTTTTTATTCCGGCGTATAAATACTCTTGTAGTATTGAATAGAAGTCTAGAAGAAAAAGAACGCAACACCAAAATAATAAAAAGAAGACTAAGAGGATTACACCATGTCACAGCCAGACCTTGCTTCATTGAAAGAACGCTTCAAGAAGTCCAAAGAAAAGAAAACCACCACCAGCACCGTCAGCGGAGATATGTACCCATTCTGGGATATCAAGGTTGATGAATCAGCAATCATCCGCATCCTACGCGATGCAAACAAAGACAACCCCGACATTTTCTTCATCGACAAGTTCGAGCATTTCTTGCCTATCGACGGTAAGGATCGGAAGATCGCATGCATTTCCATGTATGGTCTCACATGCCCAATCTGCGAACTAAGCCAGAAGTATTACAACGTACTGAAGGACAAGGCGATGGGCAAGGTGTATTACCGTAAGCGCAAGTCGTATTTGCGTGCCGTTGTCGTGAAAGACCCACTCCCGAAGGATGCAAACGGTGAGTCAGCAGAAGGCAAGATCAAGACTTTTCAGGTCAACTATCAGTTGATGCAGAAGATGCTTGAGCAAATCTTCAATGATGACGAACCAATGGACGTGGCACCATGGGAATTGAAGGATGGATTCAACTTCATCATCAAGAAAATGGAACACGGTGGGTATGACAACTACATCATCGGTAGCGGGTTCTCTGGTAAGTCCACAGACATTACCACGAAGTTCCCGGAACTGTTTGCCAACTATGAACCGTTGGATTTGTCAACACTTCTACCACCGAATCCGGGTGAAGAAGCGGTTCATGCATTGCTTCAGGCCCATTTGACGGGCGGCAGTGTACCAGCAGCCGATGAAACTCCAGCAGAGTCACCACGTAAGCCAGCCAACGCGGCACCGGCAGCAGACGACGGTGAGGAAGCCCCTCGTACATCCCGCAGGGTTGTCGTCGAAGACGATTCTCCAGCGGTCACCAAGCGTCCACAGACACAGGTAGCAAAGACGATTGTCGATGCTGAAGTTCTCGAAGACGATGGCATTGAAGCTCGCATGAAGGCACGTGCAGCAGCCAAGAAGGCTGCGGCTGCCGCTGCCGAGTAATACCACAAGAGGGAAATACAACGGGGGTAATGACCTTACCCCCTTCTTATTGGAGTTCACAATGGCATCATTTAGAGACAGGCTCTCAAAATCAATCAGTAAAGTAAAGGGTGCTTCCCTTGAAAAAGCAACACCAAAATTTTGGCTCAGTAGCGGCAACTATTGCATCAACAAGGTAATGTCAGGTCATTGGGAACGTGCTGTTCCACAGGGCCGTGTAACCATGTTCGCAGGCCCTTCTGGGTCTGGTAAAAGCTTCATCATATCCAACGTCATCAAGCAAGCATTGTCTACAGGGTTCTGTGTTGCGGTTCTAGACTCGGAACATGCATTGGACGATGAATACTTACAAGCGGTCGGCGTGGACACCGATTCAGAAGATTACTTCTACGCATCGGTCAAGAACATGTCTTCTGGCGTCAAATCATTCCAAAAGATCACCAAAGAATACACCGATGTCATCGAAAGCGGTGGCAGTATGGATGACCTTCCAAAAGTTTTGATCGTGGTTGATTCTCTCGACCTACTCTTCGTTGATGGCATGTTGGAAGAGTTCGAGAAGTCTGGCGAAATGGGAAGCGATCAAGGATTGCATTCCAAGAAGATGAAGCAATTCCTTGACTTGATGATTTCCAATATCAAGCATCTTCCGGTAGCTGTTCTTGTAACAAAACATGTCTACGTTGATCAGACAAAATATGCATCACCGCCGTGGAAGATGGCTGAAGCAATCAAATATGCCGTCTCCCAGTTGATGTTGGTGACACGCCTGCTGATGAAGAAGGAAGAGGGTTCGGATGAGGTGAAGGGTATTCGTCTGAAAGTGTTCGGATGGAAAACCCGGTTCACCAAACCGTTCCAACAGGTAGAAATTGTGGTTCCATACGATACAGGTCTCGATCCGTATGAAGGTATCCTGTCAGTAGCGAAATCGCTTGGCATTGTCACGCCAAGTGGAAATCAACTGGTCATTGAAGGTGAGAAATTCTTCGCCAAGAACTTCAAGGACGTACAGGAAAAGGTTTTCGAAGCGGTCAAGAATTTCGGACAAGTAGAAATCAACGCCATCTCAGATGATGTAGTAGAAGAGATGGTGCCAGAGAAGAAGGCAAAGGCGCAGACCCGTGCCAAGCTGAAGCAACTGGTAGATAAGGGCTTGTTGGCAGCCGCCGCAGAACCTGATGGACTGGAATAAATAATCGAGAGCGTTAATTGACGCTCTCACCTATCGAGGGTCTCATGGATTATTCCAGCATTTCAATAGAAGCCGCAATAGATAAACGAGATTTTGACAAAAAGAGGCTCACGGAACGCATTTTCGATGTATTTCGTGAGCCTTTGTCTGATGCTGCACGCCGCCTGATCACACTTGATCGGGAAATCACGTGGGTATCCATCGAACGCATTCCACACACGTTAGGTTTTGTAACCTTACAGGGCCGAGTCGGTCTCAAAGTCGGTGATGTGATATCCGTGGAAGGCAAACCATTGGTAATCGATGACAACAATCTAGACAAGTATCACAATATATTGAATCTAACAGCATCCATGATTGTTTTGGAAAGCAAGGATGTTAACGTAATTCACGAGCATCTACAATTCATGCTTGATGTAATGAAAAGCGGACAACCGCAGTTGCTTTCTGACATCATGAATGGTAATGTAAAGACTAATGCCGACCTATTGTCAAATCCCGAACACAAGGATATTTTAGAAAAGTTAACCCGTCCTCGTTACATCAGCGGGTTTGATACCGTTTCAATGTCGCCAGAACAAGTAGACGCGCTACAGTTCGCTATTTCCAGTGCATACAGTTCGGAAGACACAACCAAAAAGAGTAACTAATGATCCTCAAAGATGACCTATCAAACCTAAAGGAAATTCTCCGAGACTTTGACACCCGTATGGACAATTGGGAAAATGATCTGTTCCTTGGTGGTAAAAATCTTGAAAGAGCCATTATGGGTCAACCATCGTATTACGCCTATTACGATCAAATCAAAGCGGAGCTTGAGTGTCTATACAATCATGTAGACCTGATGGCCAACATAGCTCAGGCCAAATCAATGCGTGTCATATCACAAAATCCGCGCCTAATCGGTGAGCGCAATACAGAAAAAATGTCCAAGGACGATCCTGAATATAAACGTTATGCGCTGGCTAGAGCAGAATTCGAGGAACGCCTAACTAAAGCGAAGTCGATTGTGCAGTCGTTTGAGCAACGTGGCTACTCACTGAATAACATTGTCAAGTTGAAAATTGCGTTGCTCGGTGATATTACGATAATCATATGACAGAGTATCAGAAGATCGCCACGATCAAGGTTCTTGACGAAATCAAATTTGCTGTCATCGGTCTTCGCCAAGAAGAATTGAACCTGCTGTATGAACAGTACGGGTATTATGAGAAGGGTTACCAATACAACCCACTTTTTAAGTTGAAGAAATGGGATGGCAAGAAACATTTCTTTACCAAGGGCGGCTTGACCTTCAATCATCTCATGCCGGAGATTGTCGCGTCCCTGAAGCACATGGGGTATAAGTTTAAGTTCATCGACCAAAGACATGCCGGGTTGTTTGAGATTCCTTTTATCGATGCTAACTATTTTCCCGGTATCACTTTAGGCAAGCACCAGCTTGAAGAAATGCATGCTATCGCCGAGAAGGGTAATGGAATCATTTTGGCTGGTACGGGTGCCGGTAAGACGTTGCTCACTGCCGTCTTATGTGATCTTCTCACCAAAACGAATGGTGCCAAAAATATCGTCATTGTTCCGAACAAGGACTTGATCGAACAGACCATCGATGAACTCGCCATTTATGGACTCAGTCTTGGCGAATATTCTGGTAAGCGCAAAATGTTGGACGCTGATACTGTCGTGTCAACATGGCAGGCAATACAACACAACAAGGGCATTCTTGGGCAGTTCAACAGTCTGATTGTTGACGAGTGCCACGGCGTCACAGGAGAGCAGCTACAAGATATTCTTGGTAATGCTGCCTCACATATCAGCTTCCGTATTGCATTGACTGGAACGCTGCATGAAGACCCTGTAGACCGTATGACAATGCGAGTCTATCTTGGTGATGTTCTTCATACGATAACCGCGAGAGAACTGATCGATTCGGGTTGGTTAGCTGAACTGTCGATCAAAATGTGGTGTCTTGCCGAGACACTTACAACGGAATATGCGGAGTATCTTAAGTCTCCGAAATATGTGGAGTATCTCAGGGATAAATCCAACCCTAAAATGACCATGAAACGCTTCATGAAAGTGTACCTTCCGGACTATGAAACGGAGAAGGATTTCTTGGCCAAGCGTGTATTACGAAATGAGTTCTTGGCTGATTTCATGTATGGGATTTCACAGAAGCCAAAGGGTAACACGTTGGTCATCTTGAAAGGTGTCGAACACGGAAAAAAACTGGCAAGCATGATCGAAGGGGCCATCTTCATTTACGGTGAAGATAAAGCGAAAGTCCGCAAGAAAATCTATGCGGCTTTCGCCGACAACGATAACATGGTTGTCATAGCGACCTTCAAGCTTGTTTCGACTGGACTTAGCATCAAGCGACTTTTCAACGTGGTCATGATCGATGCAGAGAAGAGTTTTACTCGAATCATCCAAACATTGGGCCGTTCATTGCGGAAAGCACATGACAAAGGTGAAGTGACGGTGTATGACATACACAGTAACATGCCATTCTCTCGCGATCACGCCAATAAGAGAAAGAAATTCTACGACTCTGAACAACATCCATTCTCCGAGAAGACCATCGAATACGAGGAATTGTATAAAGAAATAGATTAAGTCTTGACACTGGGCGGTATCTTCCATATAATGCACAGTGACCACACATAGGTATCAAGAATGATCATTTCGGATGAAAATTACTTCCCCATTGTAATTGATAGTGTAGAAACTCCTCTGATCATTGACTTCTTCTGGACATTGAATCTCGCAGAGCGAGATTTCATGTTGTCGAAGCTGTTGATGAACGAAGAGATGACCACTGAGGCCCTAGACCTCAACATTGACGATTACATGGTTTCCATTCCAACAAGTTGGAATATTCTGATCTATTCGGAAGAGACCTCACAATTGGATATTGTTGAAGCCTATGAGTTGACACATAACAACTTCACTGCCTTGGCATACAACCACAAGACAGACCGTGTGTATCCGGCCCCGATCAAAGTAATGGATTATCACATCTCGACAAAAATCTACAGCCCATCTCTTCATAAGACGCAAATGATCTGTCATGCTATAGGCCCGGATCATTGGATATGCCTTTCACCCACAGATAATTACAATAAATATCTGAAAAATGCAACCATAGGTGACTTAATACCATGACAAACAAACAAGTAAAGAAAAAGGCCGTCAGCGGCAAGAAGACCATTAGTGTACAGGAACTCAAGTATTGGCTTGAAGGAATTTCAGAATTCCAGCCGGATGACTGGATTCCTACTGCGGAACAGTGGCAGACGATCAAGAGCAAGATCATGACGCTGGAAGATAGCGTGTCCGCTCCAGCGGCATCACAGCACCAGAACCGAACCATGGCGGCTCCACAGCCTTATTTCGATCCTAATGCCTCTCCATACCTTGACGTGCCGTCACATGAACCAATGGCCTTTAAGAATGATCTACGTCCGCCTGAGCAGCGTGGAAGCCCCGTCTTCAAGCAAACCGATGATCTTTCTGGCCAGCCATACCAAACAGCGTTTTGATCATGGATGGGACGCAACTTAATGACCGCTTCCTATGGTTTGACGGTTGTGTCAGCCTTGATGCCGATTTCCTTGCAAATTATATCCTTAAGGGTAATGCCCTGAAGGAAAACCTTTTTGTGAATGAAGTCACCGATGAGGTGAGGCAGTTCAATAGGGTATCTACAATTCCTTTGACCATTAAGGAAAAACTGGCTGATATCAGTAACAATTGGACGATTCCGAAAAACTATCTGAAGCTGGATATTCGGACTTGGCTGGAAACTAGGTTGAATGAGGAACTCGCGACATCTAGTTTTTCTACCCAAGAAATTGCAGAGCGGCGTTTAAGAGTTGATGAGGAATGGGCGGTGTTCGAAAGCTTCGGCCTAGAAACATTTCTGGCCGCATTGATTTATATCGTGGATACCTTTCGAGAGAAAAATGTCGTTTGGGGAGTTGGGCGTGGTAGTTCTTGTGCCTCATATATACTGTATCTGATCGGAGTTCACGATGTTGACAGTGTGACCTACGAACTTGATATACATGAGTTTTTACGCTGAACCTTTGCGGCATAAATAGAATTAACCGAGGGCATCCTAATGGAACGAAAAGTCAAAAGTCATCGTGGTGAATGGGTCAACTTCGACTTGTTTGCCATCAAACAGCAAATGAACGAAGCTCCGATCACTTCTACGATCAAGCAGCGTGAAAAATTCATCGATATGAAGAAGCGCCGTGGCGGTAAGAAGGTGCTTAATTCGATGGTGGCTGATATGGTAGCGACACCTCCTCCAGTAATCGAAGAGAGCCAACCAGAAGCTGTCTCTGACAATGAGACGGTGGCCGAACGTACCCGCCGTAAAATCGTCAAGAAGGATACAGAATGAACCAGTTCCGGCCAATCAATAGTCGCTTGGTTTTTGAATTCGTAGACCGTACCCAAGGTGGAAACTTTACCAACAAGACATCATGGGGTTTTGAAATTCAACAGAAGACCGATGAAATCAAGCGCCCGCGTTGGGGAAAAGTTTTACAGGTCGGCTCTGATATTTCAGCAGTCAAGGAAGGTCAATACGTCTTGATTGAACCAATGATGTGGACATTGGGCTTCGAGCATGAAGGGAAATCGTATTGGACGACCTCTGAAGAGAAGGTAATGGCGGTCGCTGACCAGCCTATTGCCGAATAATCAATGGGCTTCATCATTGTACTGATCGTCTCTGCATTGCTACTCGCAGGGTCGGCAGCATTTTTCAGTGTATACGGCTTGGGGCAAGTCTTTTCAGGTGCCTTTTTATCTGTGGTCATCATGGGAAGCGCCCTTGAATTAGGAAAGCTAGTCGCTTCCTCATTCTTGTATCGATTCTGGGATAAGATATCCATAGCGTTAAAAACGTACATGTTGGCCGCAGTCATTTCATTGATGTTGATCACCTCACTCGGCATATCCGGCTATCTCACTTCAGCATACCAAACCGATACCGTAACCTTGCGACAGCAGACAACACAGCTAACTTTTGATAAGGAAGAATTGGCTAGACTGGATGCTCGTAAGGTAGAGATAGATAAACAAATCGCTGATATGCCACCCAAATCGACAAATGCTAAACAGCGTCTCATCAAAACCTTCAAAGACGAATCCGACAAATTGATGAAACGTCGCGATGATCTTCAAGCAGAAATAACCAAATTCAATTCCACGACGATTGCCGGAGAAGCACAAGTTGGCCCAGTCATTTTCATTTCGAAAGTGCTTAACACGTCAACGGATAATGCGGTATTCTATCTCATGTTGCTTTTGGTCTTGGTATTCGATCCATTAGCGGTTGCGTTGACTTTGGCAGTTAATATCGCGTTGAAACATCATCAAGAAAACAAGCCAACTGTTGTACCCAGTAACCAACCCCTCCCAATCAAATTGGATCATTTAGCTACCTCTGATCAGATTCGCCGCGATGCACGTAAACTGGATGACACTTCCTCCAGTTCTTGATTTTTAAAGCGTACTCTGCTACGATAACTGTTGACAATAAAGGATTCTTTTATATGGTGAAGCTCCCATGGGATGCGAAATATCGTCCGTCCGTGTTGAAGGACTATATCTTCCAAGATGCAACGCATGAGAAGATCATCAACGAATACGTTCGCACGAAGAACTTACCGCAACTGTTACTATCCGGCCATCCCGGCACAGGTAAAACATCATTGGCATATTTGCTTCGGTCGGCTCTTGAGATAGACGAAACGGATTTCTTAGAGATTCAGGCTGCCGTCGATAACAGTGTCGAAATGGTCAGAACGAAAATCTCCAATTTCGTCACCACGTACCCGGTATCCGAATACAAGATCGTTTTCCTAGATGAGGCTGACAGGCTATCGCCAGCGGCACAAGACGCCCTAAAAACTGTCATGGAACATAGCGTGGAAAACGCACGCTTCATCTTTGCGTGCAACTCTCCGCACAAAATCATTGAAGCTATCCATTCTCGTTGCCAAGAATTGGCTTTTCCGTCCATCGACAAGAAAAGGATCACAGCCAAGGCGATCAAGGTTCTTGAAACGGAGAAGGGTGGAGAATTGACGGATATCGAATGGGATCGCGTTGAGACCTATGTTAACCGATTCGCTCCAGATTTCCGTCATCTCTTGGGAGCGTTGCAACAGAATTTCATCAATGGCGAACTTCAGGAATTTTCTGAACAATCATCCGAAGCCTATCTAGAACACTCAGTTCATATCATGGAAATGATGGAAAACGATGAGTGGGACAAGATTAGAGAGTTCGTCTGTACCAACGTAGAAGACGATCAATTCCTCGATATTTACCGCTTCTTCTACAAGTATTTGCACGAGTCCGGTAAATTCAAGACTGATCTTTTCAAGTGGAAAGCTGGTATAATCATCCTTTCCGATTTTATGTATAGAAACGATAAGGTTGGCGACAAAGAAATGAATTTTTCGGCGTGCGTCATCAAACTATCCCAACTCTGAGGTCACCATGACAGATACGACAAACCCAGCCACCATTGAACTGCCATTAGAGAAGCCGTCTCCGACACCGGAAGTGATCGATAAGCAACTCGATGCTATATCCAAGCACGCTGACAAGAACGAACGTCTGGCATGGATCAGGAAGATGAAGAAGCTACAGGAACTGGTGACTACACTGGAACCATTCGAACAGCAGATTTTCGAAATCATCATGAAGAAGCAACCAATCGTGGATGAAATCAACGATATTCGAAACGAATTGGTCAAGGTCTGCATCCATCCAAAGGATAGCTTGGCACACTTGGACACTCACGCCATATGCAAGTTCTGCAATCGTAAAATAAGTCTTCCGGAAGTTGACACAGGCGACGATGAGTAAGCTGAATTTGATGGAATTGCTCGACAAGATCGACCAGAACGATATCGACTATTTCCGAAACTTGTCAGAAGAAGAGCGTAAGGGGTTTGCCCCCATCGTGGTTCAGCGTTGGCTGTCATCTACCAAGGATAAGGCGCAACTTGTCTTGATCAATGATATGATCAATGTCTTGTCCTTCCCTCTGTATAAAGACCCAGACCTACTCTTCAAACTCATGGTCGCTTGCACACCCAAGAAGAAACATTACTACCGCTGGCTAGCCCGCAAGAAGCAAGAGAAACTGTCAAAACGTATTGATGTTATTTCACGGTATATGAACTGCTCACCCGAAAAGGCCAAGCACTATGCTACCTTGATGGACACGGATAACATCGTGGAAATGGCGGAAGAACTTGGCGAACAGGCCACCTTTATAAAAGAATTGAAAGCTGAAGCGAAATGAATCCAAAATTTGACATCTTCGAATGCGAATTTTGCAATAAGAGATACGCCAGACAGAACACCTTAGACAGACACAAATGCGAACCCAAGAAACGTTGGGAAGAAATCGATTCTAAGGTAACGAGAGCAGCCTTCCGATGCTATGAGTATTGGCTACAGTGTAGGGGTTATCAAACCCCCACGAAGCTCGCTTTCATCAATTCCAAGCACTTTACTGGTCTCGGTAAGTTCGTCAATTTTTCCAGTAAAATGATGATACCTGACAAGTTCGGGTATATCAAACACATGACAAAACTCCAGCTATTGCCAAATGCGTGGTGTCTGGACTGTGTGTATCAGGATTTCATCGACAGTTTCGATGATCTGTACACCCCTATGAAACAAGTGGAACTGTCCATCGAGGCAGTTTCCCAGTGCGCCAGAATCATGCAATGTGAACTGTGTGAAGTCTGGGAATATATAAGCATGAATGAAGTAATTCTGATGCTTAATTGCCGGAAGATGACCCCATGGTTCTTATTCCATTGTGATAGTTTCAAGGTTTTCCTGCGGAAATGTCCCGCCGAAGACCGTGTCAGATATCAAGCTTACATCGGTTCAGAGAACTGGGAATCCCGTTTTAAGGCTAATCCAGACACCGTTGAGAAAATAAAGAGATTGAATGTCTCTTTGAAAATTTAAGGCGTCGCTGCCTATAAATAGATTAGTATTCAACAATGGGTTCCCTAGATGGCTAACTGTTCCGACAATTCCTATGTAATCAAATACACTGACCAATCAAAGGGTACCATCACGATAACCAAGTCTTCCTTGGTAACCGATAAGCTCGATATTGCTCTGGTCGGCAAGACACGTTTAGATTACGGTGAAATATTTGATGAGAACGTTCTCCATTTGCTGGAAGGTTTCTCCTGTCCATCCATCGTCAATACTGGTGGAGATGCCACGGTTCACCCATTCTTACCTGATAGGTCTGTCGCTTTCGGTAGTCTTCTGGATAACCCTACTTTAGGGCAGCGGTGGTTCGATTCTACTAACAATCGAACAAATTATTATGATGGCTCCGGCTGGAAGCCGTTGATGCGGGGAAGCGATATTGTAGGCGTTGCAGGCGTCATCGCTCATGGACAATTACTTCCACAACCGGTTGATGATTTGGGTAACGTTTTCGATTACAGCGAATGCTCATGGACGGTATCTCCATTCGATTTCATCGATGGCACCACATATGATGAAATAGAATACATGCGTTGCTATACGTCAGCCGGTGGATTGGTAACCATGCAATATCGGTTTGTTGGTGAGTCTTCGCTTCGTGCCGGATATGCCAATTACATGATTATCGGTATACGTGGAAATCATAGTATCGGATCAATTGCGACTACTCCGTATGTCGTACCTTCACCGACACCGGGCATTAGTCCAACCCCAACTCCAACGATTTCGGTCACTCCGACACACACTCCACCAGTTACCCCGACGATTACCCCGACGCATTCTGTAACAGCGACGATTTCGCCGACTCCTACACCATCTCACAGCGTTGGTTCATCTCCGACCCCAACGCCAACGCGTACACCGACGCATACTCCGACCCCAACTGTCACGCACACGCCTACACACACGCCTACACCGACACCAACGCGTACTCCAAGCCCGACACCGTCCGTTGCCCCACCGTTGGCAATCAATGTCTTTAATGGCAACGGCACACCATATACATTCGGCTTTGACGTTGGTATGGCGATGGTTGAAGACATTCGCGGAAGCGCGTCCGGATGTGGAACAGGTGGCGCATTGCCACATACAGTGATTACATCATTGGATGACGGCGATAACCTGTATTTTGAGGTTACTGGCGGATATGGGCCATATGTTGTGACGTTGGATACATGGACAATCGTGACCCGCGATACTCATGGTGCAACTTTTTCTATTGAAAGATTCACTCCAGAATCAGGTTATGGGTTTAGTGGTAGTGCAGTAATCGGTGACCCAATAAATAATCCTACGTGGACATGGAACGGTTTGCTATTAGGCGGAAAAATTGTATTTGCTGGTACAGGTATTTGCGGAACACAAGAAATATATACCGATGGTACTGTGGTTGTACATGCTGTCGATAGTCATGGGCATCATGCCAATACGACCGTAGCATGGAGATACCAACGTTACAATTCCGAGCATCCCGGCCCCGGCTGTGTTGATCCATCTAGTTTCGTCTCTGATGGTGTAACCGTTGAACAGTTAGCAATCGGCGACGCGGTCAATGTAATGGACATGTCATATGGTATGGACGCACCAGTGTTCAGTATAGGCGAAGTGCGTAGCATACGTTATGACATGCAGAAAGCGGTTCGTTTGCATATGAAGACCGGTGCCACATTGCGCATTTCTGAGACTACTCCAGTCGTCCTCCGTGACGGTTCTAGTGTATGGGTTCGCGACATGCACGAAGGAATGGAACTACCAGTCCAATATACAAACAGACCTGAGTTTGGGTCAGCCCCGTTCTGGGATGTTGTGACACACATCGAAAACATAGGCGAAATAAAGGTAGCTTTGGTTAATACCGGGAACAAATGTTATGCTGCTGGTGAGACTTCTGGTGCATACATTTATACTCACAACGTTGATCTTAAGCCGTAATAGATAGGGACTAAAATGTCAGATTATGCTGTAAAATTTACCGATACGAATAAGACCCCAATCACAGTCTCTGATGATACTGAGACAAATGGCGGTCTTGATATCCAATTGTTCGGTAGAGGCTTCTTGGAATATGGAGAAGAGCTTGACGAAACGTTGCTCCACTTGTTGGAGAACTTCGCATGCCCAGAAGATAGTTCTAATGCTGGCAACCCTAACATCGGCGTAGCTACTGGTGTTCTATTATCCAACCCAACACAAGGCCAACTCTGGTACAACAGTTCCAGAAAAAGGTTCTATCAGTGGGACGGGACACAGTGGAATATGCTAGCAAGTAATCGAGACTATGCGGCGAACTGGGGTCAAGTATCCCATGGTACGCAATTACCACCTCCGATTGCAGCAGACGGTTATGAGTTTCCATATTCCGAATGTATTTGGATCGTGTCACCGGGAGGTTTTGCCGGTCGATTCAATTACTATTATTGCTCCACCGATAATGTAGCTACAGCCCAGATGCAATACCATTTGATAGGCAACGATAATGTGTTGACAGATGGATTTGTCAACTATCTAATCATTGGTATACGTGGCGGCACTAACGCTGATGGTGATTATACACAAACTGTTCAACCGTTTGTTCCGGTCGTTCCATCACCGACACCAACGATCACACCAACAGTAACACCTGCTATTGGAGCATCTCCAACCCCAACCGTATCTGTCACACCACCAAATACGCCAACGCCAACACCGACATTTACTCCATCGCCGACGCGTGTAGCCTCACCGACACCAACTCATTCCATTACACCAACACCGACTCACTCACATACACCGACACCAACGATGACGCCAACACCGTCACCGATTACACCACTTGATGTTACAGTCTTCGATAGTGCCAATGGCGGTGATGTAGGGTCTATGTTGAGCGTTTGTTACTTGGAGGATTTCACGTCAGTACGCGATCACGGCTATGAATCATGCGATGCAAGTTTCATAACTTGCAGTGCTGGTCAATGCGCTCCTAAGCCGGGAACATATGTCATCGATGGGACAGGTGCAGAACTCGGTGTGACCGTTTCTGGTGGCATTGCCCCATATACCGTATCCTTGCAAAATGTTGTAAATACCGACGCCACCTATCCGCCTGCCGGAGAATGTGTATATTTTGCCGGATATCCATTGTATGGGTGGGGAACTACCATCGATTATACTGGTAGCCACACAGTCTTCAGTGGTGTAATTTCATCAAGTGGCGGTTCGATAACAGGATTGGACATTAAAGCATCGTGCGGAAGTTCGAGCTACAGCATTACCGGTCATTTTGATGTGTATGTAACTGATGCGTCTGGACAACACTTTACTCAAACCATTTCCTTCAACGTTCTTCGTGCAAGTTCGCGTTAAGATAGGTATAAATATGTATCTTCTAGTAAACAAATCAGATAACGTAATCATAGGATACGCCAATCGTCTTGTAAACGAAAAGCAAGCTGAACAAGATGGCTATGAAGTTTTTGAGATTGAAGACGCTGAGTTTTCTCCAAAAATGTTAGGCTCAAAAATCGAAAGCTACGACGAATCATAATGGAAATGAAATGACCAAGTACAACGTCAAATATACCGATTCATCCAAAACGCCGATATCCATAGCGGAAGATGACATCGATACATCAACCGATCTATCACTCTTCGGTAGAACGACGTTGAATTATGGGCAAGACATGAATGAAAACATTCTTCATCTCTTGGAGAATTTTTCATGTCCAGAACTTGGTACGACCGGTACACCTGATATTTCCGTTGCCACAGACAACGCCCTAGCTAATCCTAGCGAAGGACAAGGCTGGTTTAACAGCACTAAGAAAATGATTTACATGTATGATGGTGCTAATTGGATTCCGAATTTTGCCTATGGAGCGATTGCGGCCAATTGGGGCGTTATAGCAGACGGTCAGACAATGCCTCTCCCTGTATCTTCCACCGGTATTTCCTTTAC